TACAGTTCGAGGTAATACCTTTCATAATAATTGTGAACAGTATCTTAATAAAGAACCAGTTACTGAGAGCATTGGAGAAATGTTCAATAGGTTTACTCCTCATCTTGATCGTATTAGCGATATAGTATGCCTAGAGCAACATTTGTATTCTAACGAACTTCGTGTAGCCGGTCAAGTTGATTGTATAGGAACTTACGAAGGTAAATTATCTATTATAGACTTTAAGACTAGTTCTAAGTTTAAACGTAAAGAGTGGATATGGGATTACTTTATGCAGGCTACTGCTTATAGCTATATGTTCGAAGAGAGAACCGGGATTGCTGTTTCCGATCTAGTTATTCTTATTACATGTGAAACTGGAGAGGTTCAAATCTTTCAAGATAAAAGAGAGAATTGGATTGATGCGTTTAAAGAACTTAGAGAAGAATATGATAAAACAGTTGAACAATCCCTATCTTCCTCCGATAATAATAAAGTGAGTGATAGAGTTACGACAAAATGGACTAAGACGGTAATCGGCGCGTTTGGTGATAAACCTAATGTTCGTAAGGGCGTTAAAGCTGAAGAACTCGTACACGGTTATCTTAATAAAGTATATAGTAAAGTAACCTGGTTTCATGATAGACGCGATAAACAGTTACAAGGTATTGACTTTGAGTTTAAAAAAGATTCGTGGAAGAATAGCTATACCGCAGATGTAAAAGGTAATATGTCTAACGGAATGTTTTATGTATATCCTGATGAGATTAAAGATAAGTCAAATCATCGTATGATACATGTAGATACAAATACTGGATGGGCTGTAGAATATGATAGAGAATCAATGTTAGATTACTTAGATGATAAACCGGAATATATTCAGACTGATAAGAATAATAATAGATATGCAAGATTAGAAGCATTTAGTAGACTGCTACAAAGACGTATTAATCATTTTAGACCGTTCAAAATAAAGTAAATTTTAATAAATAATAGATATGGCAGACGTAACCATATCTAGTCTTAGTCCCATAGCAGTAGCATCTGGTTTACTGCTTCCTGCTTCTGACGGAACAACAACCGGAAGAGTAACTATAGCTAATATTAATAGCCTAATTACTAAGAGTAGTTTAGGCTTGGATAATGTTACAAATGATGCTCAACTTAAGATAGCTAGTAATCTTAGTGATTTAAATAATGCTGCAACAGCGAGAACTAACATAGGATTAGGAAGTGTTGAAAATAAGTCATCTGCTACAATAAGAGGAGAGATAACTTCTAGTAATGTAACTACTGCTTTAGGATATACACCTAGCTTAATTCAGGTAGTTCAAACTCTTAAAACGGATGTTACTGCTTATAATAATAATAACATAACGACAGATTATAATGTAATGCAGGTATCAATTACTCCTAAGTTTGCTACTAGTAGAATAATGATTACCGTTACGGTAAATGGAGGATGTACGACTTCTGCATCTGCAGGTCCAGATCTTAAATTATTTAGAGATTCAACTCAAATTGGAGGAAATGTATTTATAGGTGTTCCCTATGCAGGTACAGTAGGTATTGGTAATATGAGCTCCACATTTCTAGATACCACAGCCAACATCGCTAATACAGCAATAACGTATTATCTTAAAGTAAGACAACAGGTAACAAATAATTATTTAATTGTAAATAGAGATGTTAACAGCACGCGTACATGTTACTCTTCTTTAATAGCTTCTGAAATTGCTGGGTAATTAATAATAAAGCTTGCCTGAATTAAGTATTCATTTATTATATGTAAATGAACCTTAAGACAGTACAATTACCCGAACAATCACCATTTGTTGGACAGCATGTAACTGAATTTCATTATACAGATCGCGATGCATGGGAAGTTATTGAAGTAATCAGCCCTCGTAGAATTATGATTCGAGAGCTAGATGCAGAATGTACGCGTAAGCCTAAAGATTTTCACCCAGGTGGTTTCAGCGGTCATTTTTCTGACAACCATGCACAGGAATATAAGTTCTCTAGCAATCCAGCAAATAGAGTAAAGACTCTCAGCTGGCGTGCTAAAGCTAAACGCTGGGCTGAAGTTGGACAAAGAACACAGTATAGCTTATTTGGTCTGCATAAGAAGGGCGAACAGGCAACGAAGTTTTATGATTACAATTTCTAAAGTACAAGATTATATCGATTCAGGACATGATGAGCACGAAGTAGCTCGTTGGTTAATTAATCTAAATATTAACAAACACGTTCCTATGGAACTAGATGACTTAGGAGATACGAGTACTGTAGCTAGCGAGGTAGATGCTATAGTTGAATGTATTCAAGATGAAGATTATCAGGGTGCTATTAATATTGCTGAAGAGAGCGCTCAAATTATTCTAGAAGATGAAGGGTTTGACCTAAGTAAATGAGTGAGGAAAGTAGCTGAATTTGTCATAGTAATTTTCGTTATAATTCCAATCTTAATTTGGGTAAGACTGTATCATCTATATCTCGATGTTAAATATTACAAAAGACGAGATTAACATAATGAACGATCGGTTATTCATTGCACAGCAAGCTGATAAATTTGAACGATATCTAGCTTCTATTGACGCTAACACACGAGATATTATTCGCAAAAACGAACACCTTAACAATTTTTACGATCTTTTTTTAGATTTTATTCTTGATAGTAATCAGCATCTCGAAAAAAATGATGCACAAGAATATACATCTAAAACAGATGCTTGAAATATAAAATTTAACCTATAAATTTTTATATGAAAATAGGGTTTAATTGTAGCTCGTTTGACCTATTGCACGCAGGTCATGTTACTATGCTTCGAATGGAAAGAGAGCTATGTGATTATCTCAAGGTGGCTTTACAGGTTGACCCAACAATTGATAGACCTGGTATTAAGAACAAGCCCGTGCAGAGTATATACGAAAGATATGTACAGCTTCAGGCATGTAAGTATGTAGATGAAATTGTAGTATACAGTACAGAGTTTGATCTATTACAATTATTAATGACACAAACAATTCATATACGCTTTTTAAGTGAAGAATATGAGAATAGAGATTTTACCGGTAAACAATATTGTATTGATAATGGTATAGAGCTGCATTATCACAAACGCCGTCATATATATTCTTCAAGCGAATTAAGAGAAAGAACAGCTAAGCTTGAGGGTGCTAGAAATGAAACTGTAGTAGAGGCTTCTCCTCAATATTCTCCTAAGCTAATAAAAATGCCTAGCAATGTTATAAGCTAATGAGCCGTCCCGATCATGTTATAGAGAATAGAGCTTCTGCAAACTATATTGCTGAATATGGAGCACCCAAGCTTGAGCTAGAGAATGTGCATCAATTTAAGAATGATACTCAAAACAACCTTAATAATAAAATTAAAGCTAGGTTAGGTGATCTTCAGAAAGAATATAAAGAGCTAGAGGATTTATATTACTTTAATGTTTTTGTTGATCAATTCCAACATAGCTTCATTCCAGTATCAGGTCATATTTATTTTCTCTATAATTGTAATGATCATAAGTTCTTGAGTCTTATAGAGCCGGAAAACTTTTTGTTATGTAAAGAAGGGTTTGTAGATAAATGTCGTTACAATGGTTTAGGTTTCTTTGAAAAAGTTGTTGACTAGATTCAGAATTCAGCCATAATATTGGTATGATGAAAAAACAAACGATTAAAGAATATAGTCTGTTGGTATATATGAAAGCACAGCACAAGTATACCGATTCAGAAGTTCAGCTTGAAACATTGTGCAAGGAAAAATATAATGGTCGCGGTGTAGGAGGCGGAACCGACTTAAGTACAGGTAAACGCGATCAGCAATTTGTTTTCGAAAAACTTACTGATGCAAAAAGCTTTCTAAAGCATCCTTTCACTAAGGCTGTTATTCTTAAAGATTACGATCTTGTAGAAGTCGATTAATTGATGTATAAAAAGAAAGCAATTGGCGAGGTATATTACTTCGAGGAGTTTACTGTATATAGTCCAAAGCAATTTAATAATAATCTGAGCTTAGAAGATAAAGATATAACGTTCTATATTAAAGTGTGCACTAATTCTAATAGAGCTTTTACTTGCCCTCATCCTCATATTGATAATACAGTTGGAACATCAGAACTAACAAATAAAGAAGTAAATAGTATTGTTAAGTTCATTAACAAAACGCCTGAAGCTATTGTTTATACATCTGAATATAGTATTGCGAATGATGAAGGCAGGCGACTTGAACAATATTATGGAAAAATAGATTAATGAAAACAGTTTTAATTTATGATATTGAATATGAAGCTTATGATAAACGCAAAAAGCTTCCCTCTGAACTAGTTGCAGATCTTGATGACTATCAATGCCAAGTAGGGTTTGGTAGTTTAAACTATCGCTCTCATCAAGCAGTTAAAGAAGCTACTGGCGTAAACGCAAAATATTGTAAGATAAAAAATCTTGACTAAAAGCCATATTCCTGCATAATATGTGTATGATGAAAACAATGACTGAAAAAGAGTATCATAAGCAGTTTGAAGCGGATTGGAATGAATGGAGAGAGACGATGAAAAGTCTGCCCCCGCTAACGGAGATGCAAGTTCGTGCAGGTGCATCCTACCGCTTGAATAGAGAGCTAGAAGGCACAGGATGTGGTATTGGTTCTTCTGATATTAATCATGAGATGTTTGGTATCTGGAAAGGTAATGGAAAAGATAAAGATGCATATGTTAAAGAATGTTTAGAACTTTATGAGGAGCGTATCAATGCATCTTAAATTTAAAGATTTCACAGGCTCTGATTCTACTGACAAAGTGAATCTCCTCAGACAATCAATCTCTTTTGATCGGTGTGCTTATATTGTCTCTAACGCATTTCTCAATGGATTGATCAAGGCAGGATTGACTCCCACACAGGCCATGAATGTTTATACATCCAAAGCTTTTCGTCATAAGCTTGATTGGGATCTGGAAGATGCCTTGGAGCGAGTAGCATTTAAGGCCGGTAAGAATGTCGGGGAAGACTTTTATGCGCAACAAAAGCCTGAAGATTGGATAAATGATAAGTTGCGTAAAGAAATTAAGAAAGAATTAGATAAAAGAATGGAGCCAGAATTTGCATGAGCAGGAGGCAGGCACTATAGCTGTGTCTGAATAGGTTAGACCTCAGCGCGCCAGGCACATAGCCTGGAAGGCGAGACTAAGTTTTTAACTGTTCCTCCTCTCTTGATCTTTAAATTTATAATTTATAATAATGTTATGAAGAAACTAAAAAAATTACCCACAATTAAAGTAGGACCATTTAAAAAAGTGACATATTATCAAGCTGATATTGAAGGCCCAGATCATTGGCTAAAACAAATTACTGAAATTGGCAAGCACGTTATAACAGATAAAGAATATCTTAATA